AATCAACCCAATCTATTTCGTTTTCGCTTACCGGGTTTAAAATTCCATCCTATGCGGCATCCTTAAATTTCGGGATTACTACCTCGGCCGATCCATTTATTGGAAAAAGAGCAACGATTGCAAATACAGGCGGCGCCGGCCAGCCCCCCGCAGGCGGGCTCGACGGCGAGGTAACTGCCTGCAAGTTCGGAATAACGCTATCTGACGACTCCCCTGGCGCTAAGCTGGTCACCGCGAATTATAAATTTTCATTTACAAACGGTCCGGCCGCCGATCTGGCTACATTCACTATAAAATCTGGTAGCAAGATGTACTTTCTATTTAGCGACGATTTCGAGCTGCCATCGGTTGCCAAAATTCGGGTTATCGTAAACAAAACAACCGTTCTCAGTTCAGAAAAAGGTGAATATACCCTCAACTATAAACACCGGTGCAGTGAGTTTAAAAACTCGGTATCGGTATCCGTACCATTTTTACTCGGAATGTCCGAGTCCGACGCGTTCGAAAGCAAAAATAAATTGTGCGCAAAGTATTACACGATGGTATTAAATAAAGATATACGCGTGGATAAAGGAGAACTCATGATCAGTCTATCCGGAATAAAGAATCCGCCGTACTATTCACCCCCCGCCGCGGAAGGTAAACGCGACTATTTGGTGAAACCATTTAATTCGTCATTGTGTATTTTAAATATTGACACGACGCTGGTTTCGGGTAAGTACTTGATGGTTCCGTCTCCGATCACCTACGCTAACGCGGGTGCGTATTTTCGCGGGAATTATCCGATTAAAAATGATGGCGCTGGTGGCGGTGGCGGTGGCGGTGACGGATCGCACGGCGACGACGCCATTAGCGGCGGTTCCGTGTCGTCCCGATCGTCGGGGACGCACGCCGCAAACGTGTACACCGTGAATTATTTTTACGACGGCCAAGGTGCCGGCGAATACGGGCACATATCCCAACCCAAAATATTCGGACGGGCGCCGTATACGTACAACGGATATAGAACCGGTATAATGGGTTCGACGTCGGACGCATCTCTCGCGAAATTTTATAAGGATTACTACAGCAAACAACAGGGCGCTCAGTCCGCAACAGCAAATACAATCGGACAAATTGCGCCGCAGATGGGGGTGGCTCCAGAATCGTTGAATGGCGGTGTGCAACCGTACGGTTCCGTAATCGATTTTGGATAAAATGATTTAAACGCAACGTCGCGGTATAGTTCATAATTAATTAATTAATTAAATACTATGCACAACAACAACAACAACAACAACAACACCGATTCGGATACATCCGTCGTTCCCATGTTACACATTGAGGAATTGATTAAACGGCATTATACCGTGAAATCCAAACACGGACACGCGCATCGCAAAAAATATTATGACGTGGATTGGCGGTTCTATGTTGTGCATAAGTACGGCCATTATGTCTTGTGCGGTACGCGATGCCCAATGTACGACACGTATAACGAGAAATGGCCCGTCGTGTCTGCGTCATTTATATCAACCAGGGACGTGTTTGAGTATATTGAGCTGCTGATTGGGTCAAATAAGGTAAATGTGACATTGTTTACCGCGGTTAACGACAATATCGATTTGACATTTTCTCTCCCTACCAACGAGCGATTTCGCGCACTGGACTCTGAACGCGAAAACCGTCGTACCGAACTCGTGGGGTATGACCATATCCGGACTTCACGCACCACCGCACCCTACAGTGACTCCAGAGTCATGCAGCTGCTCAAAACAATGTCGGTGCTGAATAGTGGAAATATGGTGCCTTTCACCGTATCGCCTCACCCGTCATTGCGAAAAGTTCAACTGGAACGGGAACGGGAACGGGAACGGGAACACGTCGGAGCGACAGAATGCGCGGCGCCAGCACCAACCGCGGTTGTGGCGTCTGTATTGGAACCAACCCAACCTCAGGCTGACTGCGATGAAGCGTATCACTATGATGACTATTACGATTACAGTCTAGGTGATTTTTATACGTCACAGATGTGAAGAGTGACGAGATGAATGAATATATAATAATTAAATCTGGTAAATCCGGTAAATTTACTGATTAAATTATTTTTTGCTATATTATAACGTTATAACTTCAACGGGGTGGGGAATCCGACGAGGTTGGCACCGATACCGAAGCCGGCGCCGGTGCGCGCGCTAACGGCCATACTGGGGATGTAGGTGTCCAATATGCTAAAGGTTGCCGCTGCGGTGAGCGCGATGAGCGCAACCTCATCTAAATTCAGCGAGCGTTTGGGAATGGCGTACGCCGCAATTGCAACCATGACGCCTTCGACCAAATACTTAATGGTTCGTTTCACGAGTTCTCCTAAATCAAACATGCCGGACATTCTGTTTTTATTTATGTATATATATTATTATGTGATATATTTATAAACATTCAAAAGAAAAAAATATTTTATTTTGAATGAACGTTTTATTTCAAAATAATAAACAAATACACCTAAAAAATACTTAAAACATTGAAACGTAATTTATGTACGCATCATATATACCTACATATACCCACCACACTACAAAAAATGTCATCATTTTCGCCAAACGGGGTTACCCCGAAGTCCAGTCCAAACTACGTCGATTTGCTGGAAGAAGATAAAGCCATCGCCGGACAAAAATTCGCGTGCCTGTCGTTCGTTTCACCCGAAGATATTTTGGAACAGAAGGAGCATTTTTATTTCAGGGAATTCCTAAAAGTGTGGGAATTCAGCAAGGCTGTTGAAAAGTACACCCAGTTTCTTAACTTTGTTTCGTACAAGTACGGGCTTGATTTCAACAAACTGGCCGAGGATTTGCAGGCTTTCGTAAAAGAAGAGAAGCCGGAACTTCTAAAGACGGCCATCGCCGATGAATTCAAGACGTTTGTCGACAATCACGAGGAACAGCTGGAAGCCGAATTTAATTCGCGCCACGATTTCCAGACATCCATTCGCGGCCTTAAAGTGCGCGGCGTGTATGCCACGCAGAAAGAGGCCGAACTGCGCTGCAAGCTGCTGCGCGAAGTCGACCCCAATCACGACGTGTACGTGGGCCCCGTGGGAATGTGGATGCCGTTCCACCCCGAGGCGTACAAGACCGGGCGCGTGGAGTATATGGAAGAGACGCTCAACCAGCTCATGTCGGAGAAGAAGACGAACGAGGAGAAGGCCCGGTCGGAATTCGACAAGCGCGTAAAGGATGCGAAACAGAAGGCGATGGAGGAGAACCAGCGCAATGCGGAGAAATCGGGCAATAAGCTGACGCAAACGCTGTCGAAAGAGGGCGAGCTCGTGAATGTCGCGCACCTTAACGACGATGATCTATACAGCACCGCGGCCCAGGTTCGCTCTCAGCTGTTTGAAGGCGAGAATATCGTTACATCGGAAGGCGGAGATCACGGCATGAGCGATATTTTGCAGAGACAGAAGCGCGAGTAGAATCGAGTTATTTATTTTGCGATTGCGATTGCAAGACAACCGATAAAAAATAAAAAGGTTAAGTTTTTATTTTTTATCAGAGACAGTAATAATAACAAAGCACTTCTCCCAATGTGAAGCACTTATTTACAGAATAAAATTGAATTAAACCGATAAATGCTTCAATATCATGAATACCACAATCTCACGCAATGAACCCAGGTAATTTTACTCGGAACTTGGACGAATTGTTGTATTTGGCCGGTCAAAAATCAAATCTGGTTCATAATTTGAAGAAAAACTACAGGGAAAATGTGCATTATATTGAGACCAAGACCCAGACAGTGAATCATATTAAACGGAATGGCGGTCAAAACAAAGTCACAATCATGCTCACTGAAGAAGCATTTGAAATATTCAAAAATTCATACAATATGCGAAACCGCTACATTGTGGATGTGAGCAAAGATGTGAAATGTGTCAAATTTGGAATGTGCATTGAAAATCAAACCATCGGATTCATTGCAAATGCATACAGCAATGTATTGGATGTCAAGCGACAGCATATCATGGGAAAATATCGGGTTGATTTATATTTCGTTGATCACAAACTGGTTGTGGAGTGCGACGAAAACGGGCACGAAGACAGAGACACGTTACAAGAACAAATCAGAGAGAATTACCTGAACGATGCCGGAAATAAGCTGATACGATTCAACCCCAATGCACGCGATTTTGATCTTTCGGATGTGATGAGAAAAATTAACGCAGTTTTGTTTGCCCCGAGGCCGGTTTAGTGTGTAATGTACTTTTATATTTTGAAAATGGGGTTTATGAAATCTTGCTCCCGCAATTGCGGGAGCAAGATTTAAAAGCGCGGCGATCTGAGTGAATCGCTTTTTACCATTTCGTCTTATTTACCTTGATTCGAGGCCCCTGCCCCTTCTTTTTCACGTTCGACGGGTCGTAACTTTCCTCCTCGTCGTCGGAATTCATATCTTTCGAGATTTCCCAGAACTCTTTCGAGCCAAGTTTGAACGGTCCGTGCGGTTGCGCCTTGTACCACGAAATTTGGTCCTGCAGCTTGTTTGATTTCACGTTGTTATTGATAACAAGGCACTCGTAATTCTCGGTGCACTGGTCCATTACCTGAGTGAAGCTCTCAAATGTGGGAAACATGCCCGCGTAATTCTCGTAGATGCGTTTTCGATTCGCGATATATGGTTCGCGAAGAATAAAAACGTAGTCGATGTTCGTGCGCAAATTCGGCGGGATACCGAGCGGATATTGCATTGTGATGACTAACATTATCTTCCAATGACGCCCGTTCATAAAAAGTAACCGCATCATAATGTCCTTGGTCCATTTATTGTCGTAGAGACAATCGTCTAAAACGACAAAGGTGCGGGGGTCAATGGACGATTTCTTGTACGCATCGATCTCTTTTTTCATTTGTTTTAGAACGGCCTTTTGGCGTTTCAGGATATTTTCGATGATTGCGGTATTGTACTGGTCGTGGATGAACAATTTAGGCACATGTTCGCCGAAAAACCCGTTCCCCGCCTCCGTTCCCGAAATCACGGTCCCGATGGGGATGTCCTGGTGGTAGTACATTAGATCCTGAATGAGGAAACTTTTCCCGGTATCTCTGCGCCCGATGAGGACGATGACGGGCCCCTTGTTCTCGTTCGGTTTGAAACTGATCGAACGCATATCAAATTTAGAGAGTTCTAAATTCATTTTTTCGGTTTTTGGTTACGCGCTTGAATGTTTGCAATATTTAAATTATTTAAATTCTACGAATTAAACGATTTACTTTTACAAGGTTTTTTTTATATTTGTATTATATAAAGTATAAACTCAAATAAATTAACTAGTATTAAATTGCAATGTCGTCAGGATCAAAATCACCAGATCCGAAATCGGATGCGGCGTGCAAGTATATAACTGACGCTATTAAAGGACTTGGCGAGTTAAATACGGCGGTTTGCTCTGGCGCTGGAGGTACTCCTGTAAAAAAAGAAGAACCCAAGGCCACTGCCATGTCCAAAGAGAGTATTTTAGATTGGTTAAAA